TTTTTAAATATTTTTTATAGGGATAGTATATACGGATAGATAAATTAAAGATTGTAAGAGAGAGACTTTTCGGAGAGGATAAAAATAAGTGTTATATTTATAACAAAATAAAATTATGGCATTACCCGCATCTGGACCCATAAGTGGGAGCCAAATAGCAACTGAACTTGGTGTTGGAGCTACTAATCTATCATTAAGTGGTATGTTTGCATCATCTAGTATTAGTCAAGTAAACCCAGATGCTTATAGTGAGTTTTATGGGTATCAATCGAGAACTTTTAGAAGCAGGTACTCAAATACTATTGCGAAACCTGCTTTTGGTTGTGAAAATAATTATAGTTATACCGTACAAGTATGGTTTGTTCAGGGTTTAGGAGCAGAAGGAATAGAAGTCGGTGATTATTGTTATACATCACAGACAGGAGATACGTCACTTGCAAATGGTAATTATGCAATAGGTTTTGGACTTAGTTCTAAACCATTTTACGTAATAACCATTTCTGGATCTGGATATGTTTCTGCTGTATTGGATTGTGGCATTCCTTAAAAATATAAAATGAAAATATAAAATGAAAATATAAAATGAAAATATTAGATAGTAATATACAAGATTATATAGGAACCAATTTTTCAGTATATAAGAGGGAAGATGGTGTTGCTATTATTGAATTTAATAGTACTGGTTTTTTTGTAGATAACTCTGAAATGTATTCTAAGATATTATTAGGTAAATGTGAGACTTGTAATCCCTTTTTTAAAAACTCATTTAATGGGTTTTCATATGACAGTGTGTTAGTAGTAGGTTTAGGATTAGGTTTAGTTCCCCAAGAATTATCCGAGGTAAATAAATGTAGTAAAATAGATGTTTTAGAGATTGACCAAGAAATTATAGATTACATTATATCATCAGGGCATTTAAATAGTGATATTAATCTTATTCAAGGAGATATTTATAATTATACAACTACCGAAACGTATGATTTAATTATTATAGATACTATATGGCATGAGCACGAAATGTCTGATGAGGTTTATGATTTATTGGTAAGTAGATTATTACCTAATATAAATACCGGAGGGGCATTATATGTTCCTATTAAAAATAAATTTTTATTGAAATAAATAAAATACTTTTAAAAGTAATGCACAGGAAGCTTGGCTACCCAGGAAAAGGGTCGTATATTTACGGCATATTAATAATTACAAATAAAGGTTATGTCAAATTTAAATCAAGTGTTAGCATTCATTAAAAATGCGGATAAATCAGAACTTTCTCAAATCCAAAATGCGTATACAATTAGAAAGTCAGAAATTAACTATGACGTTAAATCATTATTTAAAATAGGTGATATTGTAGGTATTAACCATAGAAAAATGGATTCTAGTAAATCATTTAGAATTACTAAAATTAATAGTAAAAATATTAAAGTAATTTCATCTGATATGTTTACTCAGTATACAGTTTCACCAAGTTTATTAGTAAAAAAATAAAAAGTAATGAAAAAGCAACAAATTAAGGTAGAAGAAGCCAGTAAACTACTTTCAAAAACCTTAAAAGTGCCTAAACTAAAGTTAAATTTTTGGGTGTCTAAACAATGTAAATCTGATTATGGGATGTGTAGTTATTTAAAAGATGGAACTATCCGAATTAAATTATCAGAGTTTGTAATAAATACCCCGTTTGAACAATATATAATAGAACATGAAGTAACTCATGCCTATGTTAACGAATATTTTCCTGAGGATGATTCCCATGGTCATAATTTTAAGGAAATAACTAATAAAATATTCCAACATGATTTAATTGAACGTCCAATATATGTTAAAAATATATGGGAATTATTTATTGATGCAGATTTTGATACTAATACCTTTATTATAGAATATGAAGGAAAGAAAAAAGCAATTATTCAGCAAATAAATAAAGAATCCTTCAAAGTTACAAATAGTAAAGGAAAACCATTTAAACACTTTAATACCGAACAGATATATTTACATATTTTTATGTGGTATGCTGAAAAAGCTGAAGAGCAAGGTTTTCCTTTTAGAGAAAAAATAAGGGAGATGGAAAATTACTTATAAAGTAATGCACAGGAAGCTTGGCTACCCAGGCTCCCTTTCGTATATTTACCACATATTAATAATTATAAAAATTTAAAAATTAAAGTTATGTTAGATCTTCAAAATTCCGAGTTCAAAAGTTTAAATGAGTTAAAAAAAATTGCTCCAAGTATTTTTACTACTAAGGGTGCAGAAAATACTTCAGAGAAGTATTCCCACATTCCAACTGATCGATTGATCAAGGATATGGAAATTCTAGGTTGGGGTGTAGTTGATGCTAAAGAGGTTAAAGCTAGAAAAAATGTTGGTTATCAAAAACACTTAGTTGTGTTTAGAAATCCTGATGTTGTTATCAATGGTCAAAATGATGATACTGTTTTTCCACAAATCCTCTTAACTAATAGCCATGATGGTAAAAATGCATTTACTTTTACTGCTGGTTTGTTTAGAATGGTTTGTGAAAATGGTTTAGTAATTTCAACTAATGAGTTTGAGAAAGTTTCAATCAGACACATGGGTTATGATTTTGATGAACTTCAAAAGCAAATTAATGAAATGGTAGAAAAATTACCATTGACTGTTGAATCAATGAACAAAATGATCAACACTAAATTATCTCAAGAAGCAATTATTAATTTTGCTAAAGATATGCTTGCAGTTCGATTCCCAGAAGAGGAATTAAATAGAATTACTATTGATATGAATGAGTTTGTTACTCCAGTTAGAGATGAAGATAAAGGTGATGACCTTTGGAGTATTTTTAATGTGGTACAAGAAAAAATTATTGAAGGTGATTTTGAATATATTGCAGGTACTAAAGTTAGAAAAGCTAGACAAATCAAAAACTTCAAACAAGATATGGATTTGAATAGCAAAATGTTTGATGTTGCACTTCAATATGTTAATGCATAATGAATAGGTTTTTATTAATATTAGGATTAAGTTTTCTCCTTGCTAGTTGTAGTAAGGAGGAACTTCCTTCCTATCCTTGTATAAATGGGGATTGTGAAGCAAAGTTTTTTATTGATGAACAGGTTCAACCTAATGCTTATCAAGATAATAATGGATATTGGCATATTGAGTTTTATGGACCTAAATACTTTACTATTAGAGGAGAATTAAGTGAGTTAAGTCCTGAGTATGTTATAAATAAAGTTCCATTAATTGAAGTAGGATATGATTCTGATTATTGGGTAGCTTTTGATAGTATTAATTTTACTGTTCCTACTTATTCATTTTTAGGGTGGTTTACTGGTGGGGGATTTAATAACCCTGTTCCTGTAGGTAATATTAATTATACTTTAACCGATATAGCCCAAATACAACCCCCACTTAACATTGCTGGGTATCAAATTCAAAAGAATTTTTGTTGGGAATGTCCTTATGCTCCTACTTTATTAGGGGTTTATAGTAAATATAATTATAATCCTAGACAACAATTTTATTTGAATAATGAGATGGTAGGAGATACACTTAAAGTATTTATTAAAACTACCTTTAATAATGATATAGGAGAAAGGGTTGTAAGAGAAAGTGAATTTAAAATTATTGTAGAATGAGTTTAACTAGAATTACCCTAGAAGAAGCTAAACAATTGGTTCCATTAAAAGAAAATTATGGAAATACAGGATTAGAAAATGCAGAATTTTTTACTATAACCCCTAGTGAACGTGGGGATGGATGGGAAGATGTAACATATTATACAGGAAAAAAATATGGTTTATATGCGGATAAAGGGGAAGGAGATCAATGGGTTTATGTTTTATCAAACCCCACTACTCCGGGTTTGTTAAAAATAGGGTATACTAAAAATTCACCTGAAGAAAGAGCTAAACAGATATCTGCAGCTACAGGTGTTGCTTTACCTTATAAAGTAGAATGGGCATATAAATGTTTTAATGGAGAAACAGTTGAGCGTGAAGTACACCATAAATTAAAAGCTCAACGTGTAAATAATAATAAAGAGTTTTTTCAAATTAGTTTGGAAGAAGCAAAAGAAATAATTAACTTAATAGGTAATAAATTTAAATAAAATGGCAGAATTAGAATTAAACGAACAAGAACAATTAAATTTTCAAAAATCATCATTAATAGATGACTTAATGGCGGTTTCCACAATAATGGAAGAAATTTGGAGCTACCATCCAGATAATCCTAATAAAAAGGATATAGTTACAGAATATAATCACTTATTAAAAATGAAGAGTGATATAGAATCTGAACTGAAAGAATTAGAAGATTAAATAAATGTTAATAATAAAAATAGGGGAAAAAGAAACTATAAATCAAGCTGTAATTAAAAAAGAGAAATTTTTAAATCAACTAGAAAAGTAAATATTTATAATCAAACAATAAATTATGTATATTTACAATGCTAAATGCATTCGTGTAGTAGATGGAGATACACTTGACGCTCAGATAGATTTAGGGTTTGATACTCATAAAATCATCAGAATTAGATTAGTAGGAATTAATACCCCTGAATCTCGTACTAAAGATTTAGAAGAAAAAAAAAGAGGGTTAGCTGCTAAAGTTAGGGTTAAAGAATTACTTAAAGAAAATAAAAATCAATTTGTATTACATTCTCAAGGGGTAGGAAAATATGGGAGGTGTTTAGGTGTTATATTTTTAGGTGAAACAAAATTGCAAGATATCTTATTAAAAGAGGGACATGCAGTAGAATATTTTGGAGGAAAAAGATGATAAACAAAGATAGAATATTTCAATTATTTGGTAATAATAATGATGCTGAAGAGGTTAGAGAATTAGTGAATGCTAATGAGGATTATTTAAACAGCCCTACAGCTAAGTTAGGGATGTTTACTAAATTAATTTATAATCATGAAGTGTTCCATTTAAAACTAAAAAAATTTTTCGAAAGAGAAAAGGCTCCTTATAATGCTGAACAGACTAAAGAAGCATCTTCTTTTACGGTATTTAATAGGGCATGGAGTTATATAAACGTTATAGATTTATCAAAAAAAGATCATATCGATGCTATTTGGGATTTTAATTCAAAACCATTAATAGCTACTTTAAATAAAGCCTTAGAATATTTTGAGTCTATAGAAGAATATGAAAAATGCGCAAAGTTATTAGAAATCAAAAAACTTAAAGAAACTTTAGAAAATTCCTTGGATATCTAATCTTTCCCATGTACCTTGGGAATACGGGTTGTATGAAAAAGGGATTGGAAAATAGAGGGTAATAAAGGGGGTTAAGGGATACCCTGTTTAAATAATAAATAAATTATGAGAAATAAAGAATTAGTACAAAAGAGATTAGGACAACTAGAAAGTGGTTTAACTGAGTTAACAAGAATAGTTAATACCAGTGAGCCAAGACAAACTTATATTGGTCAAATTACTAAACTAAAAGGAGTACTAGAAGATTTAAATGATCTAGTCGAACATCAATAGTGAAGACCTTTCCACAGAAATCCAGATTAAAATATATTGCCCATAATCCAACTGGAGAATTAATTCGTATTATTACAGAAAAATTTAAAGAAAATAAAAAAAGAGGTTATGAAACTAACAGCAGAACAAATTCAAAATAACTGGGTAGAGTTTTTAGTAAATATTGAAACATATATTTCATCTCCCAGAAAAGAAAAATTGGTTGAATTTTATAAAAAATATGAGGAGCGTATAATATTAATGCCTGCTGCTCATAAAAAAGAATACCACAACTCCTTTCCAGGTGGTTATGTAGAACACGTAAACAGAGTTGTAAAAGCAGCACTATCACTTAGTGCATTATGGGAAGGATTTGGAGCAGATATGTCTACATTTACTCAGGAAGAACTTGTCTTTTCTGCTATTAATCATGATTTGGGAAAGATGGGGGATGAAGAAAATGAATCTTATATCCCCCAGACTGACCAGTGGAGACGTGAAAAATTAGGTGAAGATTATATGTTTAATACTAAAGTACCTTTTGCATCAGTTCCAGATCGTGGTTTATTCATGCTCCAATCTCATGGTATTCAATATACGTTTAACGAGATGTTAGCAATCCAAACACATGATGGTCTATATGATGACGGAAATAAAAAATATCTATTTGCCTTTATGCCCGAGCAAAAACCACGTACTTCACTCCCTTTTATTTTACACCAGGCGGACTTAATGGCTGCTCGTATTGAATTTGAAAGAGAATGGTTACCTAAATTAAAAGGAGAAAATAGCGTGGAAAAGCCAAAAGAAAATTTTACATTGAAGTCAAAATCTAATTTAAAAAGTAAAGCTCTTAATACCATAAAAAGTGAAGGGTTAAAAAATATGTTAGATAGTTTATGATATTAGAAATTATAATTGGGGTTTTAAGTGTTTTGGTCGTAATCTTAGGATATACGACCATCAACTTATTGCGTAAAAATGAAAAAACAGAGGATATTATTATGCGCCAATCCCAATTTATAGAAGAATTTTCAAAACAAATAGATATAGCAGATAAAAGGTTACAACAAATAGACGAAAAAGGTTTTTTTAAAAGTGACGATGAAATTGGTTGGTTTTTTAGTCAAATAAAGGTTATACAAAAAAGTATATCTAGATTTAAAATTGACTAATTAAAACAATGATTAAAAAAAGAAAGAAGAAAAGTAAAAATTACTTTACTCAAGAAACTGAAGATTATATTGTATTATATAATAGCTTAGACCCTATTGAACAACAAGAAGAAAGAAGCAAAATATATGAAAGATATATCCATTATGCCTTTTTTAAGTTAACTCAAAATATAATCCATACATTTAAATTTTATCATACTGAAGTTGAAAACTTAGAACATCTTCAACATGAGATAATAACCTTTTTATTATCAAAAATTCATTTATTTGATTCAACAAGAGGAGCTAAAGCCTATTCATATTTTGGTACCATAGTAAAAAGATGGCTTATTTTATATAATAACAAAAACTACCAGAAAAAAATACAGAAGGTAGGAGTTGAAGAATTAGTAAAAGATGGATCTGATCATTCCTATAGTATAAATGATGATTCTAAGAAAGATGAGTTAGGGCAATACATTGATTTATTTGTTGAATATGTTACAGAAAATATTTACGAATTATTTCCTAAAAAAAATGATGCTCAAATAGCTGATTCAATTTTAGAACTATTTAGAAAAAGAGAAACAATAGAAGTATTTAATAAAAAAGCTCTTTACATTTATATTAGAGAAATAATTGATGTAAAAACTCCTAAAATTACTAAAATAGCTGATAGACTTTACGAAATATTTAAATCTCAATATGTATTCTATTTAGAAAACGGTTACGCTAGATTCTAACCCCTTTCTATATCCATATTTATAATCAAAAATATTATGGGAGCTTTAGATAATATTATATTCAAAGATAAAAAATTTTCTGATATATTAAGTGAAATCTATGACAATCAGAAAAAAAAAGAAAAACAAATTACTGCTTTAATATCTGAATTAAAACCCTTAATTTCTGATATAGGTGATGCCACTTTAATTGTTCCATTAATTAAAGAATATATGGAAATTGGCGTTAGAAACGATGAACAATTAATTAAAATGGCAACTATAGTGCAACGTGTGGTTAATAACTCTAACAATGAAGATACATTGGGTATAACCGAAGCTGAAAAAGAAGAATTAATGGCTGAATTAGATAAATTAAATGATAATTTTCAAAAAGAAAAAAATAAAAATAAGTAATGCCCACTAAAACTGGAATAGCACAACTTAGAGAAGGTATTAGCAATTTTGCAAATTTTGCTAATACTGCTACTGCTGTAGCTCAATTATCTAATTCTATTATTATAGGTAGAGTTAAAGATGTCTGCTTAAACACAGACTCTGATATGTTTGAAACTAGTGGAGAATATTTTGGAATAGGCTCTATTAAATTTCAAGACATTAAAATTAGTGTTAGTAATAAAACAGATAAAAGTACTTTTTCAAGTGCTAGACCTCTTTTACCTTATATTAAAGAATATCCTTTAGTAAATGAATATGTACTAATATTCCAAGGCCCTGCACCTGAAAACCCA